AGTTTCATAGAAACTTTTCTAGTGTTGTTGTTGCTCTTTTAGCAGATTTGATTTCTTTTGAGATGTAAGTTCTTGCTGCCTTATAGGTGTTTGCCAAATGAACCTGCTGTCCATTATGTATAATGACAAACTTTTTACCAAAAGGAACTGCTGCCCACATTCCATCTTTGGTTACATAACCTTCTGGGTCTCCTGGTTTTGCATCAAGAATGCCAGGACGAGCAATAAATGGTTTTTGAAACTTTTCTGTCATCAGAATACAGCAGTTACACCGATTACTTTGGCACTGGGATTACGAGCAAGTGCAGTTCGCTTGGCATCCTGATAATCACGTGCTTCCACGATCTCATCAAAGACTTTACCAGCAACGAAAAGTTGAACTTTGCAGCGCATTGGATTTCTCCTGATTACTTTGTTATTTTAGTGCAGAGAGCAGTGGATTCATAATGGGTTGTGCCACTTCTTCATCTGTCACAAAGAGGTCAATTTTATCGTAGGATCCCACCCACTCCCGTGCCTTTTCAAAATACTCTGGATCGTTCTCAATACCAATGTATTGGCGATTTGTATTCTTACAAGCAATGATTGTTGACCCAGAACCCATGCAATTATCTAGGATAATATCACCTTCATTGCTGTATGTCTTGATAAAATATTCAATTAGAGGCACAGGTTTCTGTGTTGGGTGAAATTTCAATGGATCATCATTGTTAATGACAGGAAATTGCAGAACATCACGGGGATATCTTGTCGTTGAACCACCAGGATTGCCCAGGCGCTTCTCAACATGGTTATAATTGCGTTTTCTGTCGGGAGGGGGCAACTGGTCCTTGGGCAGCACCGCATTCATGGGTTTATGCCCATGTGTCATTTGGGGATTGTATGTTGGCAACTTACGATAAAACACCAGCACATTTTCGTGTGCTTTCATAGGCATTTTCTTAGCATTCAAGTGCCCAGTTGCCTTGTTTTTTTCCCAGATCCACTCATATTTGAAATACTTCAAATTGGAGCAGGCAAGCACCTTATCAAATGGTGGTTGTGCAGTAAGAACAATCGCACCATTTTCCTTTACGACACGGTGATACTGTTCCCACAATTGATCGAATGGGATAATACAATCCCAATCGTTCTGGGTTGAACCATAGGGAAGGTCAGAAAAGACCATATCCACACAACCATCAGGAAGTGTGGACATAATCTCAATACAATCTCCTTGAAATAATTGGTTCATCGCTTTACAACAGAAATAGCAGGTTGACCTTGATTGAACACGGTGTCCACCACCACTTGCACCTTCTTAGCGGTGCTGATGCCCACAGAAGAGTAGACAGGGATGCAGACCAACCCAAAGGACTTGGTGTAGGTTTCAACGGCACCAGGGGCGATCCTGCCGCTGCTGAGACCCTCTGCATCGTCCTTGTGGAGGCGGATCACCCGCCCGATGGTCTGGGAGATGCCGATGTAATCCATAGAGCGCATGAACAGCACCGCTTCCAGACCAGAAACGTTGATACCCTCGCTGAGAATGCTGTGGTGCAGAACCACAAACTTCTTAGAGTCATCCTTACCCCATGCACTCAGAGTGTCAAAGAACACCTCACGATTGACCTTCTGACCATCAATCACGGCACCAGTCTTGGAAGTGATATACATCCAAGAGAAACCACGCTCTTCCAGTTGAGTGCAGAAATCAGTCTGAGAAACCAGATTCTGAATCTGTTTGGTTGCCTTAGAGCAGATCAGAACCTTACCCACTTCCTGAGCATCAATAGTCTGAATCAGATTCTCACAGTCAACATCAGCAACAATCTGACCCTTACCCAGCATCTCAAACTGCTGCACCACAACCTTAGGAGGAACAATGAACCCACCATCCACCAGTTCAGGGGCAGGAACATTGCAGATCACGTTGCCATACACTGCACCATCATTCATGCCAGGTTTGGCAATAGTGGCAGAATGCTTAGGAGTAGCAGTGAAGAAATAGCAGCGGTCAGCAGCAGAAGCGTAATGCTCTGTGGCAGGGAAGAAATGACGCTGAACAGAGTTGTGTGCCTCATCAAAGTAAATGGTATCAACGTGAATATCTGCCTGTTGCAGACGTTGCAGAGAGTTGTAGGTAGTGAAGATCAGTTTATGACCACGAGTCTGATGCACCCAGTTGTAAATCTCATTCGGGCGAGTGGTGCTCTGGTGATGAGTCTCACCACTGTGAACATGCAGCACAGAAGCATTGGTGATAAACTCCAAGAACTCGCTAGACAACTGCTCTGCCAGGAGGATGCGCGGTGCCACGACCACGATAGTCTGGGGAATATTCTTCAGAAACTCACGAATAGCATCAAAGATGGCAACATTAGTTTTGCCGCCGCCAGTGGGAATGATCACCTGCCCTTTCAGGTACTTGGCAAGAGCATCCAGAGCACGTTGTTGGTGGGGGCGAAGTTGGAACATCATCATGCGTTTCAATACAGTTATTATACAGCAAAAAACAAGGGAACCGAAGCCCCCTTGTGCCACTAGAAGAACTGGTACAACCCCACGGGTTCTCCAAAAGAATAATCATAGGTAAGAGCATCATGGCACACATAGTGAGGATGGTCAATAGGAACGCCCACCCTTTCACACATTTCTTTATGATTATCTTCCATCAACTCAACTGCATAAAGCATATTGTTGAGAACATGATCTTCTGAGTGATATTTAATCAAATCATTCTTCAAAGCAATGATGAAGTTACCAGAACCAGCAGAGTTATCTAAAAATTTGGAATTTGGATTTTTCCTTTTTTCAATATCAATCATTTTAACCATATCTTCACACATTTCCATCGGTGTGAATACTTCCTGAGTTTCGGCAATTCTTTCATCCGAACGATCAATATTAGATCCAGTTTTTTTGTTATGTTCGTTTTTATTCGTGACCATTACCGTATCTTTCAGTATAAATTTTCAAGAATTTACCCTTGCCAAGATGAGGAATTCCATTAGTTGTTTGTGTTGAAACTGTACGAAGTGTGTTATCACCATTTTGCCCAAGAGCAATAATGTTATTCAAAATTTGATCTCTACTAGTTTTCTCATCAGGGCGAACTCGAATGTAGTTATGACTAGAAGATTTTTCATAATCAGTCCATTCCTTACCACCTTCATTTTTCTCACCTGGGAGAAATACTTTGCCAGAAGCACCAGCACCATCTCCACCAACGAAAATATCTGCATCATACCGATGTTCATACTTAAGAAACTCGATATGAGGATGTGCTTTATACTCTGGATCTAGTTCTCGTTGTTTTTCACCAATTTTCCATTCCTGAATACAAGCATCAATACTGGCAGCAAAGTCATTATCGGCACAATCTTTGTTTGATACTAATTCAAGATCTCGATTGATTTTGTTGTAATTAGCAGAACCTTGCTTCACAGATTTAGGAAGAACAAGAATAATTTGTCCGTTTTTTGCCCGAACTCGATCAGCAGCATTATTCAAAAAACTCAATGCTAATCTACCACCTTTTCCATAAGGTGGATTACCAATAACAGCATCAAAATCCATATCTTTATAATCTTCTTCGGTAATGAATTTTACAGTATCTGGTATATATCCCATTCCAATATTCATATCATAATCTTTATCAGTATAGATATTTTTATATCCAAGATTAGATAAAGTGATACAAAAATGCCCAAAAGAATCCATTGGAACATATATTATAGCATCTTTTGATATTGTTTTCAACTTATCAATAATTTCACAAACTAAATGCAATTTAGGAGCCCTAACTGCTTCTGGATTCTTTTCTTTAATCTTTTTAGCATGAGATTCAGGAGTATATCCATAAACTCTTTCTTGCTCATAAAACTTATCACTCAGTTTAATTACTTTCTCTCGAAGAAAAGAAAGAAATTCTGAATAAGTTTTAATCCATAGAGGAGCATAAACAACCTCTGGGGATCCTCCGAGTTGAGTTTTTCTGCACCCGCAAGAGTATAAACTTTGACGAATATAATGATCTGAAAGTTCTTTATGAACTTTCAAAACTATATCAGGAACAACTTTTTCTGGTAGTTTAGAATAGTCTCCGTCTTTAAATCGTTCTAGACCTCGACTAGGATCAGTTTGTCCCACATAAGCACAAACTGGTCTCTTTCCAATCTCGATTAG